GCCTGACCATCAAAATAAATACTGTCATCCGGTTCATAACCTGGCGGATATATATCTATTACCTCACCATCAAATATTGATATCCCGACATTAGCAGCGCCATGACTACTGACTCCGAGTGTCATCTGCGATATATGGCGACTGACCGGCTTTGCATCACCAATAATCCGCTCCAGCTCTTTAATCATTGACTCAGTGATACCAATATCATTGAGGTCAATCTCAAGGCGGAATGTCCCGGCAGGGTCGGCCACTTCCCACCACTCCTGGAGCGTCATGCTGTAGCCCAGCGTTTCAATCACCCGACGAACGGCGGCGACGGTTCCCTTGCGTTGGTGGATCCAAAACGCATCACTGACCGCCTGGCGCTTCTCTTTTTCCGACCATGTTTCTTCCCAGCGGTCGACAGAAAACGCCCACGCCAGATAAGGCAGGAATTTCACAGGGCATTTCCACGGATTCCACAGGTCACGCAGCGGCACGTTTAAATCACTGATACCTGAACAGGCTTGCGCCAGCCTGCGCTCCAGCGCAGACGACCCCGGCGGTAACAGGCTGCTAGTCATCAGAGCCACCAATTTCTGCTTTAAAATCGGTGCAATATGACGCCTGCGTTTTATCTAACACCATGTCCGCCAGGGGCTTCATCAGCTCAACACGCTGGACGCCCTGAACATGCAGAGCGGCGTAGATCGCAGACAGCCGCACGTCACGCCCCAGGCGACGCTGCTCGTTGATGTACGCCGCACCCTGCGCTTTCGCGGCCGCCAGGATGGGTTCCTTTGCCGGTCCGGGATAGACATAAAGAACCGCATCAATTTCATAGGGGACAATCTCAGCAGATCGGACACTCACCCGATCCGCCACCGGCCGCACAGCCTCATCATTCAGGGCCTCACCGACGACCTGCAGTAAGTCTACCGGCGCAGTACCATCGCCGTCGCGGGCCAGAATAGTCACCACGACTTCCGCCGGTGACGGGCTGAACGCCGACGCGTCCGCCACCCGACCATCCGAGCTAAGCGCGTGATATTCATAGGCTCCGACTGGCCCGGCTACGCTCATCCCCTCAAAGGCCGCCGGGATTCGCTGGCGATAATCCGCGTCAGATTCCATGACTGCCTCCGTTGGCGGCGTAGTGGTGTCGTCCGCAGCTGTAATCACCCGGCGCTGTACGTTGTTATTCGCGCCTAAATTGTCCAGGTCATCCCCGCCGGAATAGGCCACCATCACGGCTTTCGCCGCCTCGTTAATCCGCTGGCGCAGCAGCAGCTCCCGGTACACATTTTCCTGCAGCATTTTCACCACTGGCTCAGATTCAAGCGTTAAGGTGCGGGCCACGGCCTCCTGATCTTCTGCCGGAAATAACGCGACAAATTCAGCTTTGCGCTCAGCCAGCAGGGTTTCAAAATCCGGCACATCCACAATTTGCGGCGGCGGCAGCTGGGAAAGGTCAATAACGGCCATTGTCTGCTCCTGTCGATACGGAAAGGGACACGGGCACGCCGTCATTACGCTGGCCTGCCAGCTCAATAACCATTGCGCCATCCATGCTGCTGCTGTTAACCGTGATGGTGTCCAGTTGCAGCCGCGGCTCCCAGCGCCGCAGCGCCACATACACCGCAGCCATGATCTGCAGGCGCAGCGCCGGGTTTTGCGGCTGGTCAATGAGCGCTGAAAGCAGGGAACCATACTCCCGGCGCGCAAGCCGGCTCCCTTGCGGGGTCAGCAAAATGTCACGCACCGACTGGCGCAGGTGGTCAGTTTCCGTTATGGCTCTGCCGGTATCGCGGCTCATCCCGATATAGAGCGTCAAAATGGATCTCCCGTCGTTCCGCCACTGTCGCCAGGGTGTTTATGCTTATCAGCAACGACGCCGTTTGACGTCATCGCGCCGCCGCCGTGGGTCACATCGCCGTTCAGGATCACGTTGCTGTTAATACGGGTGGTGTCAGCCTCGATCACAAACTCACCGGTTTTGCAGGAGACAACCTGCGAAGACTCAATCATCACGCTTTTCACGCCGCGAATAATCCAGCGTCCGGTGGCGGGGTCGTATTCGAACCAGCCACCATCCTCGTATGCGGTCACGTCCGCACTTTCAGAGTCTGACGGCGGCGGGCAGGCGTTGGAGTAGATGGCCGGAAGCGCAAAGGCTGTTTCCAGATTTCCGCCCAGACTGAACAGCACCACCTGCTCCCCTGGAGACGGGCACCACCAGGTGCGGGATTTACCTGCACGGTAGGTCAGCCAGTTAATCCAGTTGGTTTCGAGGTCGCCCGTTTTCACCCGGCACAGCCAGCCGTCCCGATCCACTTCGGTCACAATGCCGGTGCGGATCAGATTGGTGATAAGGCGCATGATTTCGGTTAGTTGAATGTTCATGCACACAGCATGCACGTAGATTTTATTGAAAAAAAACTAAGTCTATTGTTTGATGTACTATACAAACCACCAATGAGGCGTAGTCGTGAACACCCTTTTATCCGATCTTAAAAATGCTGTTGAAACCATGTCTACATCAGCTTTTGATAATTTCCTAATTGAGATGATAAAAAATTTAGAAATTGAATTACTCGATTCCACCAACCATCAAGATATGGAAAAAAAGATATTTTTTGACAACCTTTATCTCTTTAGTTTGCACACAAAAAATTTAGACTTTAGTTTTAATGAATGCAGGCAAAAGAAAATTGAAATAAAAACCCAAATAGAACAACTAAAAAACGAATTACAATGCAACCTCAATATTGAAAAAGATACTTTATACAATCATATAAGTGAAATCAAAAAAACCTTGACAGACGGGAGGCCACTTCCACACCTTAATAACGATGAAATTTCCAAAATACTAGAAAAAATAAAAAATGATGACATTGATATCACTTACATTGAATACATTAAAAGAGTCATATCAACATTAAAGTACAAAGCGACTTCAAAACTGAACCTTATTAGCTCCGACCACACAGTAAGGATCGCAGCAGGTCAAGTAAAGAACTACAAAGAAAGTAAACAAAAAACAATATCATACATCGATACAACTTTTACCCACCTTCTTTCAAAGAATAAAATGATAGAAAACAAGATTGAAGAAAAAAGGCTTGCAAACGACAAACTCACTGAGCTAGAAAATATTTGGAAAGAACATTTAAATCATTTCTTTAACTTTGGATATAAGTTAGATACAACCCTTACAAACGTGTTATCCCGACGATATAAAGGACCTAAAGAATATTTAGACTATGACTCAGACCTTTAACCACAATAAAAGAGTATCGCGCGTCATAGTTTCCACTTCATCATTGATGCCGAGCAACCGGCGCTCTGCATATTTGACTTCCGGCCCTTTGCGGCTGATCCGTTCCCGCAAGCCATAGTGATGCACGCGGGCTATGCGCTGCACCCGGCTCTCAAACTCGACGCTTGCCGCGTCCTGGTTGGCGACGGCTTTCAGGTATTTTGTGGTGCGGAGTTTTGCAAACATCTGCCGACGGATACGGCCCTGTTTCGTTCTGGCCGTCACGCGACGCGGCTCGTAAGCCGTCCCGTCCGGGTTGCGCTGCATCCTGATATTTTTCTGCTGGCTGCGGCGCAGCTGCTGTGCCAGATCCCGCATCATGCGCTTACGTGCGGCAGGCTCCAGTTCCGCCAGCAACGCATCTAACCAGGCGTCAACTGCCTGCAGCTCAGCCACGGCTCACCGCCCACATTTCGTCCGGTTCGTCCGGTTCCGGCACCGCTTCGACGCTGGACACGTCACCGTCAGCGCTGACTATCACACGCTCTGTCAGTTGCAGGTTCAGGCTGATATCACAGATATCATTACGCAAAATGTCGACTTCAAAGGAAAGCAACTTTTCCCGCAGTTCCGGGTTATGAATAGCATCCGGCTGATTTTCCCTTAACCAGGCTACCACCGGCGCCATCAATAACCCCTGATCGCCGCTGAAATCCACAATCACCACATTCAGGGTGTAACGATATTCCCATGAAAGTGACGCTGCCCCGGTTGCCACCACCGATCCGTTATCAACGAACAAATGCAGCTTATCCGGGTTATCACGGACATATGGCACCGCGTTATTCAGGGCGCGGCGTAAGGATTGAGGCTTGTTCACTGTTTCGCTCCTGACAGGAAATTATCGTGTCCACTTTATCGGCGCAGATCGCCCAGGCCGCCTCCGCTTCATCCAGCGCGGTCAGCAGATCGCCGTTAGTGCGTGCCGCCGACTTTTCCAGGCGGCACTGCGTCACTCTGGGACAACCATTCACGGTAAGCAGCACCTCCGGCGAGGGCTGGACGTTCGCGCATCCTGATAACGTCAG